GTAAGCTATACCTGTGCTGTCCCACTTCTTCCCCATGAACCCCAACTCATACGGAGGGTCGGTTACAATACTATCAACAGAATTATCATCCAGTGATTTCATACCATCTAAACAGTCCATGTTATAAATTTTGTTCATCTCTAACATTCATCTACCTCCCTCCTGCAGCCTCCCTTCATGTACAAAACAAAACCCTTGGTGTATAATTTATCCAGAGGTGTATTTTGTGAGTGATTTTAATTGGTACATGCCGCAGGACGAATTATCCGTCCATGTCGGCATCAATCACCGCATCAGCTTAATTTAAGGTGCATCTAACTGTTAATCTGTTCGTACGATTCCTCAACCGTTGACATTCTGATACTTTGACCCCTTACCATGATTACAAGTGGAAGGTGTTTAGAGAATTGCATCCTTCGGAGCTTGTATAGTAATTTCTTCCCATCTTTTCCCCTGCCGGATGCACTCCTTATACATTTCCTCCGCATTCTTGAATTTTGGAGGCACTTCAAATGTGCTTGCAAGTGCCTTTATTCCGTATTTTTTAAGGTATTCTGCTGTATAGGGATGTGTCTTTTTTATCTCATCATAATAACTCACTCAAACACCTCCTGATACACTTTCTCAAGAGCATTATACCTTTCGGGAACAACTTCTTTCAGCAGGGAAAGCATTTTATTATTATTAGTTACTTTTAGCGTACAAAAATCAGCCCATGACTCGGCGTTTACATTATATGCCTGATTTCCCGTAACCGGTCTTTGCCAATACTCTTGTGAGTGTCCTCCGTATATCATTGACGCCCCGATATAGTCGTCTGTGATGCCGCTCAATATATCGGATACGTCATCAAACCCCTCGGCGCCTAACCTTTTGATAGTCTCCTTTGCCCATTTGTTGTATTTTGTGAACACCTCAATTCTTTCTTCTGCAAACCATCCATCCTCAATTTTTGCCCCTATTTTTGAAGCAAAATTTTCTAAATCACGGGTGAATGCTTCGCCACTTATTAATTCCTGCAAATATCTTGACGCACTATCAACTTCAAGGTTCCATGAATACCGTTCATCTCCAATTTTTATTATTTTTTTAATTGAGCCAACGTCCATTGCGTGTGCTGTTTCATGTATAATGTTAGACTTCTCCTCGTTTTTGCCAATAACCACTTTATCCGCTTTCGGGTTATAATGTGTGTCATTATTGTCCGGTACGATTTCATAAGTAGTTTTTTTGAAGGCTTCTGTCCATTTCCTTTTTTCTTTTGCGGGCAGCCTTTCAATGTCATTTGCTATCCCTTTTGCCAGATCTTCGCTGAAACCTTTATTTTTAAGAATTGCTTCCAGGTTTTCCTCTGGCGCTTCTATGACTCCCGGTTCCTCAATCTCTTCAATCTCTTCAATCTCTTTATCCAGGTCGATATACAGCCCATAAGCATGCCTGCACCGGGGGTGGAAAAGTTTAGCCGCCTTAGCTTCTTCCAGTGTCGGGTAGCCTTTTGTTTTCCCCGTGATACTCAGTATCTTTCCTTGCCACGGCTGGCACAGTTCGCAAGCTCCCCGGTGGGTGCTTACTTTCACCAGGTCATGGCCCTGCTCAACCAACCTATTTGCTGTCCCCTGTAGATGCGCCTCCATAGTTGTTGTTCTCGCCACCATTTCAGCATAGGTCCGCATATTCCACATCTTGCCAGAACGGTCTTTGAACCCGGTTACGCCCCGCTCTGCAAGCTGCTCTCTAAACCTTCGGGCAGTCTGCTGCCAGGTGTCATATCCTACTACTGTGCCCCGGACATTCTCAAGCGCAAGCTCCCTGTATATATCGTTCACCTGCCGGCCTATCACCTGTACGACGTCCTCAAGTCTCTGATAAGCATTTTCAGCCAACACCTGTGCGGCTTGCTGGTGAATAGCGCCGAAGCCGGCTTTTACTGAAACGCCCGCATCCTTCAACATAGCATCAGCGTTTTTCATGCCTTCGGAGTACACGTTAGCTATGGCCTGCATACACCATTCTTTATTACCTTCCCGGAGCTGCCGGAGTATTACGTCTATGTTCTGGCGCATCTGTTTTAGATATTCAAGCTCGTCTTTCTTGCCCGCAAGGAGGGTTTTATTTATCTGTACCAGAATCTCCCGCTCGGCCTGCTCGTAGAATTTGACAAGCCGCTCTATTTCGGCATCGCTGAACTTCCTTACATCTGGCATTATTCTTCACCTGCGCCTTCTCCCTCTGTTGCCTGTGGCAAGGTGATTGTCGGCAACTGCGTATTTACCTGGCTTTCCTGCTCGGCTTTTATGCGGTCTATTTCCTCCTGCAGCGCGTCACCCTCCAAACCATACAGCCGCCTGAGTGAGCTTTCAAGGCTTGTCAGCCCTGCTGTATATCTCTGAGTTTCGTTTTGCGTGAGCTCGTTGTCATCATCCGGCAGGCCGTCCTTCCAGTCAATATGGATGTCCTCCAGTACCACAGCCCCACTCATACCCTGTGCTTTCTCCAGTATTGACGCCAGCCAGAGAACTTCTTTTAGTGCCGGATCAAAGCGCATTCTGATCCGGTTCACCTTCGCAAGCGGCGCCATCATCAAACGCTTTAGCGCTGTGCCTGATTCGGCAAGTCCCGCTTTAAGCTGTCCGAACGCAGCAGCTGATGTCTCGGAAAGGATATATAGCTGTTCCATGAGCAAATCAATCTGCTTAAATGCCGCCTCCAGCTGTCCGTCCCATGTGACGTATCCCGGAGGTTGTTCGCCCTGGCTCACCGGGAAATATTTGCCGCCGCCCCGGTAGCCCCATTGCCCGGTTGCTGGATCGTGCTCCAGGGCCGTGTCAGGCCCGTACATATTCGGGTCCGCATGCTTATCAAGGATCCGGCTTATCTGCGCAATACGAACCTCAAGCTCTTGAATTATGCTGTCTAAATCGCTGTAATCGTCAAGACCCGTTACTCTGTCGGTGGTAAGGACGTTGTTGACCGGCACAATCAAGAATTCATCTACACCGGTTTCTGTCTCCTTATATTCCAATGCTGGACCGATAATGCTGTTTTCAATCGGGTATTTCGCTGTTGTGATTTTGCCCTTTTCATGTATCTCTGTTTGGAGATACTTCTTTGTAACGGTTTTGCCCCGCTCCTGGGTGTCTTCCTCGTATGACCAGGCAAGCACATGGGCTTGAATCTCTTTGATATTATCAGGTTTCACTACAGGGAACCATATTGCCGGTTGCTGGCCTTCGATTATGGCTCGGCCGTCATAGCGAATTTTGAATATTCCTGTACCGTATCTGGACACATCAAGTGCTACTTCATACGCCACATTGAAAAGACCGTTATCTTCGATGATTCGCTCTACTGCTTCCTGCTCCTGACTGTCCTTGTCACCGGCCGTAATCCTCGGCGGCTCTCCTAATAATAAATCAGCAAACAGGAGTGTCAATCGTTTGTGCCAGTTCAATACCATTTCAAGGGTTGCCTGCTGGTCCTCACGGAGCAGCCTTATCCAGTCTTTATATACCAGCTCGTGTTTGCCCTCGAACAGCAGCCTATTTTGAGCATATCTTTCCAACCGCTCCACCTCGGTCGGCGGCGGCCAGGGGTTTCCGGGAGAAAGAAAATTTATACTCGTAAGCAATATTTTCACCATCCTTACCATCCTGGTGGTTTGTCTATAGGTCTTCTTGTAGTTTGTACCATATCCTCACTTAGTCCATAGCGGACGCTGTCGATGCTGTGGTTGTCTTTATCCGGGAACTGGCTTTTTACTATGCCGTTTCGGTCTGTTTCCAGCGAATAGTTTATGAACTCCCTCGCGGCCAGCGGACACCGCTCCGGGTCAATAATAATGGCCTCAAGGTCCTGCAGGAACTTAATGCCGAATTCTACAGAACCAGACCCTTTCTTTGCTCCTTTTATTTTCATGCCGAAGCTCCGGAGCTCGTCAATGCTCTTTGGCTCGGCGCTGTCGGCAATAGTCCAAACATCGTTATACTGCTGCGCCTTTTCCCAAAACTGCCGGTTGAATAAATTAAGTCCGCTAATCTCGGCAAACAAATAAAGCCGCCGCCGTGTCCGATCGTAATGCATCCGCTCAAAGCAAAGCGGATCTACAGCATAGCCGAAGTCTAACCCCTGCCTGATACGGTCAAATGCTGCAATTTCTTCATCTGTGATTGCCCGCAGTTTAACATTGTTGAACACCTCAAGGCCGGTTCCGACTTCTTCGCCCAGGTATTCATGGCGGTATGCTGTTT